ACCTAAAGCTATGGGTTCGGCAGGTTTAACGCCAATAACTCCAGCAGGTAACTTTAATGTTTCTCAGTTAATTCTTTCTGAAATGAGAACAAATATTAAAGAAGCATTGTACAATCAAATGTTAGGAGATCCTAACAAAACGCCAGCATCAGCAACTGAGGTAGCAGAAAGAATGGCCGATCTATCTAGGCGTATGGGTGCTGCATTTGGAAGGCTACAAGCAGAGTTAGTTCAGCCTGTTTTGCAAAGAGTTATTTATATTTTAAAGAAACAAGGGCGTATTGAAATACCAACTGTTAATGGCAGAGAAGTAAAAATAAGATCTGTTTCTCCATTAGCACAAGCGCAAAACAACCAAGATATAGCAACTGTTGGTCGTTTCCTAGAAATGATGCAATCTACTTTTGGGCCACAAATAACTCCTGTTATTATTGATCCAGAACAGGTTGCTGTTTACTTGGCTAAAAAATTTAGTGTTCCTGATAGTTTGGTGCGTGATGAAGAGCAGCGTCAACAGATATCAGAAATGATGCAACAACTAGCACAGCAAGCACAGGAGGGACAAGTTGCAAGCTAAAAAACTACCATCTTTAGGGATAGATGGAGTTCAACGTAATGAACAAACTGAAAAGCAAATAAGTCAAAATGTTGCTGAGGTGTTTAAAACGCCAACAGGTCAGGAAGTTCTTAAATACTTGAGATCTATAACTATTGAATTAGTTCATGGCCCAAATGTTTCTACAGAACAATTACGCCATATTGAGGGCCAACGATACATTGTTGGTTTGCTCGAACAAAGAATTCAACATGCACATAGGAGTAAAAACAAATGAGTACGGAAGAAGCAGTTGAAGTAGCACAAGCTGATGGAAGGGATTTTGTAACAGAAGCTGATGTGCAAACAGCAGAGTCAACAAGTGATAGACCAGAGTGGTTGCCAGAAAAATATAATTCTGGTGAAGATTTAGCTAAGGCTTACAAAGAACTTGAGTCAAAGCTAGGCACTAAAGAAGAAGATATTCGTAATAGTATTATAGAAGAAATACAAAACGAAGCTTTTAGTGAAAGGCCAGAAACAGCAGGTGATTATCAAATACCTGAAAACATTGATGCTGAGTCAGCTAATGACAATGAATTGTTTCAATGGTGGGCTAATCATGCTTATGAAAATGGGTTTAGTCAGGAAGAGTTTGAAAATGGTATAAATGTTTATGCCGAAGCAATGATGAAAAATGTTCCTGATATAGATGCAGAAGAAGCAAAACTTGGTGATAATGCTGGCGCAAGAATAGAAGCAGCTTCAATGTTTGCTCATAAAATGTTTACAGAAGAACAACTACCAGCAATCGAAAGGTTATTTCAAACTGCCGATGGTGTTATGGTTATGGAAACTATTATGGAGAAAATGAAAGATGGTTCATTCTCCGAAGGTACACAACCTACTGCTGGTCCAACTGAGCAAGAATTGAGGGAGATGATGAATGACCCAAGATACTGGAAAGACAGAGACCCACACTTCATTAAGCAGGTCACAGAAGGATATCAGCAAATCTACAAGTGAGCCAAGAATACTTAAACGGGGAGACTTTTATCTTACCTGTTTACATTCTTATCACATTGCAGAGATTGAAAAAAATCTTTCTAAGGAAAACAGGCGTGAGTTAAGATTATTAGGTTATCCTTCAACAAATGAAGCATTAACCAGAATGTATCAAGAAGCTCAAGCTTATGTAGTAAAAAGAGAAGGCGGCCCTATCATTATGACGGGCGGCCTTTTCTTTAATGAAGATCAAGATACACCGCAAATGTTTGCAATGTTTTCTGAGCAAGCCTTTGAAAATTATATGCTTCTTGCAAGAGGATCTAAAATGCTTCTTGAGTATTTAACTGGCTATCATCCTAGAGTAAGTATGACTATTTTATCTGATTATGATGGTATGGTTAAGTGGGCAGAATGGCTTGGTTTTGAAATTGTTGGCGTTTTTGCTGTTGGTGAAAATAAGTATTATGAATTTATTTATTGTAATTTAGATAAAAATTGTGTTTATGATGAACCACAACGACCCGTAATACACTGATTGGCCCGAAAGGATACCCAAGTTGAAGTCGAAAAACGGACACTCGTCGAAACCAGAAACTTCAATTTAGGACTGAAAAATGGCTAATACAATCGATCAAGCCTTTATCAAACAGTTCGAGACAGAAGTACACATGGCGTATCAGCGTATGGGTTCTAAGTTACGGAACACAGTGCGTACTACGAATGTTACTGGCTCGACTGCGAGATTCCAAGTAATTGGAAAAGGCACAGCAAATACAAAATCCAGAAATGGTAACGTAACTCCAATGGAGCTTGCACACACTAACGTAGAAGTCACTATGGCTGACTACTATGCACCAGAGTACATCGACAAACTTGATGAGTTGAAAATTAATATCAACGAGCGTCAAGCTGTTGCTCAATCTGCTGCTGCTGCTCTAGGTCGTAAGACTGACGAGATTATTACAACAGCAATGGATGCAGGTGCAAATTCAACTCAATTACACGACACAAGTTCTGCTGTTGAAAAAGCAGATCTATTGTCAGCATTTGAGACAATGGGTAATGCAGATCTACCAGAAGACGGACAACGCTATATTGCAATGTCTCCTGCTGGTTTTGCTGATTTGTTTGCTATAAATGAATTTGCTTCAAGTGACTTTGTTGGTGACCAAAACTTACCGTTTGCTGGTGGCATGACAATGAAAGAGTTCTTAGGCTTTAAGATCTTTTCAACATCTGCTGTAGCTGGTGGTAAAAACTTTGTTTATCATACAACTGCTATCGGCCTTGGAATTAACTCTGATGTAACAACAGAAGTTAATTACATTGCTGAAAAAGTTTCACACTTAACCACATCTATGATGTCTATGGGTTCTGTCGTTATTGATGACGATGGTATCTATGAACTATTAGATAATAACTAGGAGGGTTAGAATATGGCTTATAGCGCAAGTGGACTAACTCGTTTATCTGGTGGTTCTGGTGTCAATCTTTGGCACTACACCACAACAGATGCAATCGGTGATGTAAACACTGCTAACTACTTTAACGATGCGATTGGCATGATTCGTTCTTTGGACGTAATTATTGCTGTTACATCAACAGGTGGCACACCAGCAGTAAGTCTTGTTTACGCAAAGGATGTTTCGGCAACCGCTATTGACGTAACTGATGGCTTAACGGTCACAGCTACTGACTCTGACTAAGGGGATGGGGGCTTCGGCCCCCAACTTTCTATGCCTACAGTTGCAGATACAGCTATAAAAATATGCTCAAGGGCTTCTATTCTTATCGGTGGTAATGAAATACAATCATTTACTGATGGAACAACAGAGTCCGAAGTAGCAAACGCAGTTTATGAAGACATTGTAAGAACGGCATTAACTAATACAAGATGGCGTTTTGCTTCAGATCAAGCAGTATTAAACAGATTGGCAAGTGAACCAACAGGTCGATGGGAAGCTGCATATCAATTACCAACCTCTTCCCTTATGGTTCATGCTTTAACAGTCAACGATAATGTAATTAAATATAATACTTATGGTGATAAAGTATTCTGTAATGCCTCATCAACAGATGAGGTTGTTGCTGATTATAATTACAGAGCGTTAGAAAACGATTTTCCGTCATATTTTACTATTGCTTTGCAACATATGATTGCAGGAGCTTTTGCTATTTCTTTAGCTAGAGATGCACAACTTGCAGAACTTATGGAGCAAAAAGCATTAATGTATATGGCTCAGGCAAGAAGACTAGACTCACAACAACAAACAACTATAAAGTTGAATACATCACGATTGATTGCACAAAGGCGTAGTTAATGCAGAAAGTAAGGGTTGCACAAAACAGCTTTCAGTATGGTGAAGCGAGTGCTTCTCTTACAATGCGAACAGATAGTCCTGTCTATGCAGGATCAGCACAATCATTACAAAACATGGTAGTAATGGCAGAAGGCGGTGTTAAGAAGCGATACGGCATGAAGCACATATACGATTATTCTTTAACGTATAATTCTTCATATCCTGAGCAATCGCATCTTATGCCGTTTATTTTTGATAATAACGAAGAGTATATTATATCTGTTGAGCATCAAAAAATTAGATGCTTTCGAGTTGTAGATGCTACGACTGTGACTTTGGTTGCAACTGTTACAACAGATACTGGCGGTAATTCATTACCTTTTGATAGAGACTATTTGCAGGAATATACATTTGCTCAATCAGGCGATGTAATGTGGATATGCCATCCTTTGTTTATGCCTCGATTAATAGTGAGAACAAGTTTAACTGCTTTTGAGGTTCAAACATATTCTTTTGATGTTCGGCAAGATAACAAAAAAACATTTCAACCATATAGTAGTTTTCATAGTGCTGGTGTTACCTTAGGTGTAAGTGGTTTTTCTGGCAGCATTACAGTTACAACAAGTGCAAGTTATTTTACGTCAGCGCATGTTGGTTCTAGGATACGAAAGCAAGGTAATGAGATTTTAATTACTGCTGTTTCTTCTGGAACTCAGGCAACTGGAACTATCATTGATTCACTTACAATAAACCTATCTGTTCTTAATCCAATAAGAACAAGAGAGGGTTCTGCTGTTTGCGAAATGACTCACATTAATCATGGTTTTGG